ACATTTGTTGGGTTTGATCCTTTTGACATTTTATATTTCCTTATTTAGTAAGTATGCTTTAACTCTAAATCCTTTCAATTTTCTCACCCATCCTTTTCGCCCAGCGACTTCAAGATGAGTACAATTTTGTTTCTTAGCAAATTTTTGTATAACTATTTGTATTTGCTCTAACCAATTATCCAGGTTAGTTCCACCAGCTAGAAAATATCGTAATACTTTCGAGTTGGGGTATCGTGCTATTTCAGTAACAACAGCACTTTCGACTTTGTTATTATTCCAACTAATAAATAGTTGCATTCGATCATTAGCGAGGCCATACAATATATCTTCAATATTGTAAGTTTCGTCTAATGCCTTCTCTAATAATGGAGCTACTTGACTCCATATAAACTCAACATCTTCACTAGGTACTCTAGTTACAACATTATCCAATGACACAGTAGGATAAGTTTTGATCTGCGTTGCTTGAACTTGCATGAGTTAATGTTGCACTCCCATTTGATCTAGCAGAAACATGAAGTCCATTAAAAGCTGTGCTTCCATTAGCAGTTGTTGGCATAAACAAAATAACTGAATTACCACTTATTCTTGCGTCTGTAAGTGTTGTAGTCGTTTGACTTGCTCTTAGTGTAATTGTTCCTGTACTGTTTAATTTACCATTGATCGTATTGTTCAATGATGTCGAAACTAATCTTAGATGTTGTCCTGTATCTGGTATCGATAAAGGAACTGTAGGAAACTGATTATCTGCCACCTTCAGGTCTCGCTTCTATATCTACACCTGATAAGGTATTAAAATTACCAGTCACATTAACTCGGACTCGATGATACCTAGATGTTGATCTTAGAGGACAAGCACCACTATCATTGGTCGATACTGCATCGCCTACTGATATAGTATCAAGCTGCGAGTTTCTAGTAATTGGTGTGACTGTAACTGTAGTATTAGATGTTCCATCTACAATCGGTCTGCAATTAATTAGTGTTGATCTTTTATTTTCAGCACCTTCAAACTCAGTTGTATCAACTGTAGCTGAGAGGCTATTTGCTAAGAACTTACCGAACTTATGCTCACTATTAAAACCAGCTAAACCTACAATACCTTCACCATAATAGTAGGAGTCTAAGGATCTTGTTAAGTTATCTAAATTACCTAACACATCTAAACTCTCTAAGGTTGTAAATGCTTCTTGTGATGCACTCGCAACAAACTCTAAGTCGAGTCCACTACCTGTTGACCACTTATCTACTGCATAGTTGTAGATTAAAAACTTGTTATTAGTTGTACCATCAGCACCACCACCTCGATATGACCACACAACTATTGAGTTGTTAGGATCTATCGCTGATGTTATTCCATCTAAATTAGAGGATAAATCATCAAAAAAGAAATTGTTTACTTTACCATTACCAATCGGTGTTAATTGTTGACCACCAGTTAGTTTGTAGAAACCATCTTGTGCTAAGAAAAATACTTGGTTTCCATAAGAAGCTACTGACTTAGGTGCAAAAGCTCCAATGTTATCTGCAATCTTATCAAACTGAAAGATTAGGGGTACACCGACATAAGACATTCTATAGATTGCCTTTTCCATAAAGATCACACCAGCAGATTCACCACCGACTATCGCTTGGATATTACCATGTGATCCCACTATATCTTGAAAACCAGATTGAGTTGATTGGCTAGGAGTCCAAGTAGAACTATCGTTAATACCTGACCATTTAACTCTTTGGTTATAAGTTGTGCTTGACTCTGTGGTATATCCGGCAACAACAAAGTCTCTAATAACTGCGATGTATTTTGCTTTGAGAGCTACAAGATCACTAAAGGCACTATCTGTTCCTTCATCAAACTTTTGTATGTTGTCTGCAAAGTTAGTAGCAATTATGTTTGTACCAAACTGTGTAAAAGCCCAAAAGTCTCTAGCATTCTCTGTTACAGAGTTGCTATAACCACCAGCTTTACTTTTATCAATAAACACTAATGAGTTGTTCATTTGATAGAGTTTACTTCTATCACCAGCATAGTTTGTAGAACCACTAGCACTAAAACTTGTGAATAATCCTACAGCAGCATTTGTTAATCCAGAGGTTGTTAAAGCCTGAAAACCTGGAAGAGCTTGGTAGCCTTTTTGTAGAGGTATTACATTATCTACTTTAAGGGCTCCTGAGTTCTTATAGGTAGGTAAATCAGCTTGTAAATCACCGAACTCAATCATCTAAACCACCTGTGGTGTGGACATTTGTAGAGGGGATGATGTGGTTGATCCTCTTGATGATGTTTCGTTAGCATTTTTTAAAGCCTCTTTGTAAAGATTACCCCAGGTGTTTAGTCTTTCGTCTTGCATAATAAAGGGTGCTGCTTCTGCTAATGAACCATATAAATAAAGTTCAGGGTAATTTGTTAAAATATCATTTGTTGCATTACTATCTGTTAATGCTGTTAAACTTTTATAATAATTAATTTGCAAGGTTATAGCTGAGTCTGGTGCTACACCTAATAAAATATTACTTCCAACAACTGTGAAGTAAGTTGGTTTTCCTCTAGCTTGACTCACATTATATTTGTTGTAGAAATCACTATTACTCATAAATCTTAAAGTACAGTAAGGATCACTTTGAAATATTACTGAGGTTGCTTCTAAATATCCTGTTGGTAGAGAATAGCTTTGTGTTCCAGATACAGTAGTTGTGGTTGTATCAGTTGTAACCATTTCTCTAACTCGTAACTCTCTATTAAGTCTAGCTTCAGTTAGTGTAATAAAATCACCTAAGTTAGCTGTCAAATCACTTCTATTAAGATAGTTCGCAATAGTAGTTTTAAGATTTGAGTAAGTGTCTAAAGCCATTATAAGTTACCTGTATATATTCTAAAATGTCTGTTATCAGAGTCGTTTAACCATCTAAAAAATTTAGGCTTGTCTATGACTTTACCATTATAATTTAAGATGCCTTTTTTAGCTAATTGATGAACTACAATATTTGGTAGCCTAGCAACACGATAACCCTTTTCATGCTCAAATGCTTTTGCTTTATATGCACCTTCGTTTTGAGCTACTTTGTTTGAATCTAAGATTTCTTTAATGGTTGCTTGATCTTGGTAGTTTTCAATATGAAATTTATTCTCACCTTCATCAACAATAAGATTTGTTTTTACTGATGACTGATCGTTAGGATCATTAAGTGAGAATTTTTTAGACATTACTTTATTGCTTTAGATATCATCGCATCTAAAGTGTCTTTAACAGAAAGTCCTTGATTACCTGTAAAACTTAACATTGGATCGTACTTACGATCACCAGCAGATGTTTGTTTTGATTGTCTTTTACCTTGACCTTTTGAAATCATAGGATCTGATTTTTTTGCGTTTTCTACAATCTTATATAATTTTGATGTATGTTTTTTATTTGTAAATATTGCCATTATTTCCTCTCTAATTAAAAAGGGAGGGCGTAAAAACCCTCCCAGTCCTTTAGCTACAATTATGCAGTTAAGTTAAATATGCCGTAGTTTGCGTTAGGTGCTTTTGCACATAAAGTGTACTCAGCTAAGAGTAACTTCTTGTCAGAGTCACCAGTTTTTGCAAGATCAGTTGTTTGGAATGGTCTTAAAAAGTCCACACTCCACATATCCATTTGTAGGATATCTACTCTGTTTGCGTTTTGGTGTCTGTTAGGTACAAATGCTACTTCACCAAAGTCTGATACATAAATGTCAGTTGTACCGATAGATACTTTATCTGAGGCATCTTTGTACTTTGTCGCTACCCCATTGAATGCACTAGCAAGTTGCTTGTGTGATGGTGACATCATTACTGTTTCAGGCTCTCCACCTAGTTCAAAGGCTTTTAAAAGACCAGCTTTTAATAAAGTCTCTGTGTAAGTTCTGTTTGAACCACCAGCGATTGCTGTTGCACCTGTACCAGCTGGACTAGCTGAAGGTGAACCATTAGTTGCAAAGTTACCAGCAGCAGATGATGTTCCAGGTTTGTTACCACCATACCATGTTCCTACTGAGGCAAGTTCTCTAGCTGTTGATGCGTCACCAGCGACTTTGGCATTTTCTACTCCTACCATCGCTCTTTCCATATCACGCTTGAGTTCTTTACCCATCTTAGCTAATTGATACGCCATCTGTGTTCCCATTCCAGCGTTATTAACTGCATCATCTGTTCCAGAAATTGTTACAGATTTAGATGAGATTTGTGTTTGGTTGTTAAGTCTTACAGTAGCAGTTCTTGCATCGCCTGTGTAGTCGTCACCTTCGATTTGTGCGTTTGCACCAGCATCAGCTAGTGAGTCTGTCTGCCATTCGTAAAGTGTGTTAGTTGCAGTACCTTTTGATGCGTTGCTCATAAAAGGAGTTTCAGTCGGTGAAATATTGTAAATTACATCAGCTAAATCTTCTCTTATAGAGTTTGCACCATCATAGGTATCAAAAGTATTGGTTGGTTGTGCCATTACTTATTCCTTTCTATGTTGTTATTGAGAATACAATTCTTGTAAAACAGAAACAGCATCATTTACTTTTCCTGTTCTTTTCAGAGTTGCTTTTTTAGATTTCATACGTTTTGCAACATCACTATCATCTTGAATTTTAGGACTAGATGAACTTACTACCTTAGATACTTTAGTAACTTTTTTATTTTTAAGGTTAGCTTTTTTTAACTTATCGTAACGATAAGCATTGGCTAACATGATTACTGATCTATGGTCAACTAACATATTTATTTCTTGATCGGTATAACCAATCTCTTTAGCGTAGTTTGTTAAATTTTTAACAAAATCTGCACCTTTTTCTTTGTCAGCATATATAGGTAATTTTTGAGCAAGAAGTTGTCTTTGCTGTTCGAGGTAAGAATTATATTGTTTTCCTTGTTCCTCTTGCTTTTCAGCCAGTATTCTTTCTCGCTCTTGATTAGATTTTTCTAGAAGTTCTTTCCTACGATCTTGTTCTGCCTTAACACGAACATATTCCGCTGGATCATCTTCGTAGAGTCTGTCTAAATCTACCTTTTGTTCACTTGATCTTAATTGTTCTGATAATACTTGAAGTTGTTTCTCGTATTGATCTCGTTTGATTTTAGCCTCCTCGTTCTGCCTAGTGTATTCGTTTTTTAATTCTTCAACACTTTTTCTATCTTGCGATAGTTTTTCGGTTTTACGAGTATAATCGCTTTGTCGAGAATAACCCTTCGTAAGTTCTTCTAGGTTGACTTCTTGTTCTTGTCCATCGACAACAACTTTATAAAGTTCCTGATTACTTTCAGATGGTTGTTCATCTTCAATTTGATCTATAAGTTCTTCATCATTAAAAGCATCTTCGATATTCGTTTCCGAGTCGCTTACTTCTTTCTTTGATTTTTCACTTGCTGATTCCTGAGTCTCTGAGGCGTTTAAATTAAATAAGTTCTTCAGTGCGTCAGCGGCCTCTCCTTGATTGAGAGACTTGGGCGTTGGTGCAACAGACTCTGTTTGAGTCTCTGTTGCAGAGTCCATTACTGGTTGTTCTGCCATATTTTACTCCTGTTATTTTTGTACGATCTTGCCTGTTTCCATAACTGATCGTATTTGCATCAAGACAACCTCTAACATTCTTCTCATGACAAAGATGTTCTCTCGTTGTTCTGAATCTTTTATGTCAGAGTTTAACCATTCGGTATTTAACTCTGATCTAATTTTGTTTACTGCTTCTATAAATATTTCATCTTCAAGTATTCTTTTTGCTTGGTCGCTTCTTTTTATGTCTTTATCTGACACTATCTACCACCCATAAATCCAACACCTTCTTTGAATTTACTATTATTAAAGTTTGCTTTATTACGCTCTATGTTTCTAGCAACAGCGGCTTTATAAGCAGTATCATTTCTAGTTCTATTACCTTGTGAATCTACTGATGTAAGAGGTGATCGACCTAATAATCCACCTGACATATCTTCAGCAATAGGTGATCCGCTAGATTTACTTCCATCTTGAGGTTGTGGGTTCATGACACTATCAACTGCTTGACCTACTGTTATGTTTGGTTGAGATCCATAACCATAACTTTGTAGTTGATTGCCTTGTACTGTATCAAAATATTGTTGAGGATTAAAAACTTGATATGTGCCATCACCTTGATATTGACCATAACCTTGATCCATAAAAGATTGCATACCTTTTGTAAAATTTTCTTGCCTTCTAGCACCACCGCCAAATATCATATCTCCTAACATAGCTAATGGTAATTTTGGTTGATTAACACTAGGATCAAATTTTAATAAAATATTACCATTTGGATCGTCTATAAGATAATCGTCTAAAATATTTGAAGCACCAAAGATTGTGCTTGGATCTTTTTTCATTCTATCAAAAAGTGCTTTATTTGGATCTACTTCAGGACTTTGATCGTCACTGCTATCACCTGTTCCTACTTCATCTATAGGCACACAACTTTTAATTACTGGATCATAAACATAACCTTCAGGGCAAGGATCGTTATCAGGGGTATCGTCTGGTGTATCTACAGGTGGTCGAAAAGGATCGACATTAACTCTAAAAGGATTGGCTTGTGCTTGACTTGCATATCCACCTGATAAAAAGTTATTTATGATATCTTGTGCCGAAGAAGGCATATTTGGGGTTGCCATTATCGTTTAATTCCTTGTTGTAATATTTGTGTTGCTAGTTTTTCTTTTTGTGTATCTTTAGCATCATCTTCTTTAATTAATTGTGATGCTAATTTTTGTTGATCGAGTTCTAACTTTTGTGCTTTAAGTTGTATTTCAGCTTGATCTTTTGCTTGTTGTCTTTGTAAATCTGCTTGTGCTAATTGAATAGCTGGATCAGGTTTTTTTTGTTGTGGTTGAGGTGGGTTGACTTGAGGATTGTTAAAGAACTGACTTGCGTCTTTGTACCCAGCGTTCTCTAAATATTTCTCTAAGGTGTTATAAATCTTTTGTGGATCGACTATACCCATACCACCAGCACCAATTAGTTTTTCTTGTACTGCTAAAACACGACCTAAGACTTCGAGTCGTTGATCTTGTGATCCTGTACCCAGTCCAACTTGTACTGTTGCGTTGTATCTATCTACCCACTCTCTAGGGTTCATAGGTACAAACTGATTTCGTAATCTAATAATTCTTTCTTGATCTTGGTACTTACAAATTAATGTTAAGATACCTTGAAACATTCTTTTTATGCCTTCACTAAAGTTTCTAGCATACAGTTCTATTCTTTGTGTCGATGCGTTCATCATCACATTCGCACTGGTTGCTGTAGTGTGTGATTTGTTTATTTGATCGGCATCTAATCCCATTTGGACTTTAGAAACACCTGATCTTGACTCACGAATACTATCTACCTTATCAATCATCGCTAATCCTTGACTCATAAAGTTAGGGGAAGCTAGAGGAGTAACAGCGTTAGGCGATTTAACTCTGACTATTCCTCCAGCTCTAGAGGTAAGGAGATCATCAATGTTTGCTTGTCCATCTACAACAACTGTTCTGGCATTGTTTTGTAGATAGGCGTTATTAAGAGTTTGCCTGAGAAGGGTAGTCTTAATCTCTTGCACATCACCGATTAAATCATAAATAGACAAACCATAAAATCTGTGTGGCATAGGAATAGCAGTCACCATAGCAAAAGGTATCTGCTCTATAGGTTCATTCTCTAAAATGTGATAAGCGTTTTGACCTGTACCACCAACTACAATGTGTCGTAGTTCTGCTATACCATCGTTATCATAATCACACTTCATGTAGCAATCTATTACTGCTACTCTTGTCAATAGAGGATCTATGTTTTGATAATCTTGAGGCATTTCTTGATCGTCATAGGATCGTCTTGTGACAGCCTCTGTGTTATAAATTTCTTCGTCAGCTACAGGTAGATCGTTGACAATATTTTTGTCAAAACCCATGCTAATTAATTCTGATCTTGTTTTAAAAACTCTTTGTCCAACAAAGTTGCAATCTTCTAATGATGTAGCAGATTTGCTCACAAGCATACTTTCGGGTGCTACATTTTCTATGCAAACACGACCATACTCTTTAACTCTCTTAACAGTGACGTTATAAGTCTGCTCTGTAAAGTCTTGAGCGGCTATATCTAGTGTATCTTCATCTCCAGTTACCTCTACAACCTCTACTTCGGTATCTGCTAGTAGTGCTTGGTATTCAGCAGTCGTTAAATTTTCATAAGATTCTTTTTTTTGTTCTTTATCTGTTTTCCAATAGTATTTGACAAAACCATTTTTAGAAATGAGGGCATCTTTAAACAGTGTGTGTAGTATCTGATAGCCATTATTGTCTTTGTTAAAGATATGGTTGATGTAATCCGATGCTTGTTCTGCGTAAGCGACATCTTCAGGCATTTGTGGTTCAAATCTGACTATGCTTTCGCCTTGTGTAAAAATTCTCATCATAGAAGGCAGTATGCTTTCGACAACTTCTAAGACATCTTGTGATCTTACCTGTGATTGTCCTTCTATTTCGTTACCTAATGGCTCTCCTAAATAAAACTTGAGGGCATTTTTCCTCTGCTCTGTAAGTTCACCGCCATAAAAACCTAGAGAGTTTGTAATTTCTTGTGATATGAGAGATTTTAATCTGTCTTTTGTTAATTTCATACTATTCCTAATCTTGGGTACTTAATTTCTGTTGACCAATTCTTGGTTTCTTGTAATCCTGTGCATAAATATCTAAATGCGTCTGCACTATGAGAAGTCCAATCGTGTTGTGGTCTATTTTTGCTTTCGCCTTTGTCATTCACAGCCCATCGGTACTGTCTCAGGGCATCTAAACCTTCTTTTGTGTTTTCAAAGTCAAACCAACACCTTGAAAGTGTCATTCTGACTGCGTTAATTCCATCTTCAACGCTCATTTTCGGTACAATACTTGTTGATAGACCTAAACTTTGTGCAATTTCTACTCTTGACTTACCTGTTCCAATCTCTCTGACACTTGCATCGTGTGGTAGATAGTGAGTGTCATAGACATAGCCTTTGTTATCAAGAACTCCAGCGTAGTATTCTAGTGACTCACCACTATCTTCAAAATAATCTATAAGGTGTATTGCTGTTCCCTTTTGCTGACAAAACCATATAGAGGTTTTATCGGCCATTCCTAGATCCCAAAAAGTTGATACCTTAATCGTAGGATCATAAGGAACAGATGTGATGCGTTGATCTTCATCTGCTTTGTTCAGACCTTGCGAATAGATTGCTCCGATAGCAGAGCTTTCAAAACTACATTCATATTCTGCCTCATATATCTCTGGAGGCATTAATTTTTTTGCTTCTTCTAATTCTTCTTCTTTGACGACCTTTGTTTCACTTGCTTTGAACTTTGCAGTAAACCAAGTCTCGTTGTGTTTGCCATGATTATACAGATCAAAGAAAGCATTATGACCAGCGGGAGTACCAATCGCTATCATAAAGCCTTCTCTGTCTGACAGAGCTGGTCTAATTACTTCAGTCCACATTTTAGGAGGCATTTGTGCAACCTCATCAAGAACAACACCATCGATGTAAAGTCCTTTAAGGGTTTGTGGTCTCTCACAACCGAGTAACTGTATTCTACCACCATTGGGTAGTTCGGCTCTTAGTTCCGTTTCATGGTAATCCATGTTCGGTAAAACTGATGTGTAATACTTTAGATAATCCCAAGCTATTCTCTTGGCCATTGAATAGGTCGGAGCTATATAATAATAGCGTGGTCGTGGTAGCTTACATTGTAAGCATTGTTTAATTAGTTCATTGACTGTCAAAACAGTCTTTCCAAATCGTCTATGACAGACTAGAACATTAAATCGTTGTAATTTCTTATGTACTTCTTGTTGAAGTTGTCTAGGCTTGTATGGAATTGTTATCGTGTTCATATTCTTCGTGTTCTTTTATTGTTTGTTCACTTGGATAATACACTTCAACAAAAGAATAACATTTAGGACAGCTTAAATTTGTGACAATAAGATATGAATCATCTTCTTCACAGTCGTGATCTCCACCCCATATTAATTCTGTATTACAATGCCAACAGTTCATACATCGTCTTTCTGATCCTTTTTATAGATGTCTTGTAACCTTGCGATTGTTGAGTCTTTGACAACACCCCTACCTGAGTTCTGCTTGACTGGTGTTTTTTCTTGTAGTTCTTTCACCATTACCGCAAAAACATCAAGTTTTGCTTTTGACTTCTTTTGTTTTTTCACTTGAATAATGATCTCCACATAAAAAATAGAACTGTCTGTATGCGTCTTTGGGTTGTATGGCAAAAGTTCCCCAAGCATCGCAATAGAGACAAACTCTATTTTGCATTTCTTTTAGTCTATCCCAGCTCAATATAGTAAATTCACTATGTAATTTACCCTCTGGTATGTCTTTTTTGTTTTTTGTAAACTCAATCATGTTATAAATCAGTCATGCAGATGTAACTCATTGGTAGAGTGTTTCCTTGACATGGAAGAAGTAGGAAGTTCGATTCTTCTCATCTGCACCAAGCCTTTAGAAAGATGTGTTCTGTGTTGTAATCGGACACTATTACTATAGTCGTAGGCACATGGGGGTTTGTTCGTATTCTGTTCATATAAAAATCAAACAAAATTACAAGTCTATATTTGTCAAGTATGTTCTTATTGTTGATATACAACAATTACAGCAATATTTATTGGATAAAATGCGGATAAACTACAATTATTTATAATATTATTTATTGTTTATGGTCCTTATAGGCTTTGTTTAAACAATATAGCTATTTTATATAACCCCTTACATAAAAAGAAACATAGACATAGCATAATCTAGTTATATCAATGATATTTAATATTATTGCCTTAGTTCTTATATATAGCTTTCTTTGTATATCCTTATATAGATTTATGTATTTATTCATTAATAAGTAATATTTTGTTTTTAATTGGTGGGAATTTGGGCCAAATTATACATATTTTATTATTAATTTAATTTCTTTTATTTTATCTTTTTTTCTATTTATTTAATCTTTTTTCTTGATTTGTAATTATATTTTTATATATTCAACTTATACTATGAAAGAGAGATATATAATGAAAGATAAAACAATAAGCATTGATTTAACTGAAAGAGATATTAATTGGTTATATCAAGCTACAAAGAAAGAATATGCTTACTATTTAAAATATTATGGTAATGAAAAGTTTGATGAATTTACAAGTCAGATTTTTAAAATTTATAATAAATTTCATAATCTTAACAAAGGCAAATTCTTTTTAAAAGAAAAAGAACTTCCACAACCATTTTTTAATTAAGTATTTATTTAAGGGCTTTGATTAGCCCTTAGATCAATATTTAACAAATATTGAGAAAGAGAGATAAAAAATGGACTACTACAAACAAGACGAAATAAAAGATCATTTTGATGATTATTTGAATGAAAATTTAGATTATCTAAAAGAGGATTATCCAACATCATGGAAAGATGATTTACATCATTATGCATTTAATGAGGATTATTACATTATTGGAACATATCAAGCTAAACAATGGCTTGGCGATCATGCCTTTGAAGTAATTGACATCATCAAAGATTATGAACAAGACAATTTTGGCCAAGTATCAACAGATTTTTCTGATCCTGAAAAAGTTGTCAATATGTATGCCTATATCGTAGGTGAACAGATTGTTTATGATTATCTTGAGCAATTAGATAGCGAGGTTGCATAATGTTTATGCAAGGTTTCAATGGTGCGGATATAATTTTTATATCTGTTTTTGTTTATGTTTCATACTTACTAATAATGAGAGGTAAATAGTAATGACAATTAAAATAGGTTGGTGGAAATTAACGATTAATGATTATCCAAATTATGAGCCAAACGACATGGATTTTGAGCATATAGCTGAAATGATTAAACAAGGTTATAATCAAGGGCAACTAATACAAGAGGAAGTAAGCGAGGATAAAGACAATGAATAATTATTATTCAAATGTTGTTATTACTTATTCAATCAACAATTTAGAAGCTGATAGTAAATCAGATTACATTGAAAAGTTAAAAAAGCAATATAGTGAATTATATGGCATAGAATTACAAGATAATGAAATTCAAGATATTGAAGAAATAGAGATACAGAATGAGAAAAAATCTAACTATTGAAGAGATAGATAAAAGAATTTGGGAAATAGAAAGTTATTACTCAAATGGACATAAAGCAAATTCTGAAGAAATGTTATCTTGGAATTTGAAACATAGAATGTATTTAGGCAGATTGTATAAGTTAAGAAGAAAAAGAGAAAGAGAGGTAAATAATAATGACTGATAAACAAGTAATAAACAAAGTTAGAGAATGGCTAATTATTAATATTAGGCAATCTATGTGTATGAATGATGAACTAATAGAAGATAATAAACTTTTATTAAAAGCTATTAAAGATTGGAAACAAGAAAGCGAGATAAAAAACAATGATTAATTATGAAATTGTTGAATGTCTTAAATGTGATAATCGATTTATTTCATACGATCATCAAGACGAGCTTATAGTTTGTAAACATTGTGATAATCAAGATAGAATGCAAACCATTTTTTTAACTCAAGATGAATTTAATCGATGTGATTGTGAACAATGCGAACAAATTAAAAGGGAGGTAAACAATGAAAACTTATACAGTTCAAAAACAAGTTTCTAAATATGAACTTTGGAACGCAAAAATTGAAGCAAATAGTCCTGAAGAAGCTGAAAGACTTGTCCTTGAAGGAAAAGGCGATTGGCGTTATACTTGCAATTTAGATGAAGATGAAGTTCTTTTAAATGTTGATGAATTGGAAGTAAACACAAAAGAAAGAGAGAAACAATGAACTATATAGTTAAAAAATGGAACAAGAAAGTGTCTTTACTAAATAATACTAAAATAAAAAAAGTGTATTACGAGAAAGATGAATACACAGATAGGTATGGTGTAGTTCTAGAGTTAGAACGTGGTATTAAACTTTGGATTATGTCAGATGATGAAGGCAATGATGTTGGAGCAATACATACTAACATTAAAGAATTATCTCGTTTACCTAGAATATAAATGAATAATTTATGTTTAGTTTCAACAGGCGGTGATATGTCTAGTCGTGGTATGGGTGATAAAAATACAGTTTATGTATTCCCCTATAAATATAAAAAACAAGTAGATGATTTTTTAAAAGCACAATGTAATTATAATTTATCAACATATAATGATAATTTTGGTAAAAGAGGTGATAATTCTAAAAAATATTATAAAAAACTCTCCGAAACATTTGATGTTTTAATGGATTTAAAAATTTTTACATCAAAATATGATTTTAGAACTACATGGGAAATGTGTTTTTTAAGTGAATTAGAAGAATTTAAGCCCTATGAAGTTATAGATAAACACAAAGTTTTAGCAAAAAAACCTATAAGGTTAATAAGAACATCAAAAAAATCTATTTGTAATTGGTTTGGTGATCGTGGAATAGATATTAATAGTTCTAATTTTGTTTATAAAGTTCTTTATAATCCTAATCTTGATAATAATTGGATTTTTATTAATGTTAAAACCAATGATATAGACAATATGTTTAATAAAAAAGAAGTAGAATTATATTATCTAAATTCAGAAATTGCAGAATGTTTTGATTCATGGGATAGAAAAGGCTTTTCATGGTCTAAGAAAAATTTAGAAAAATTGTTGCCTAAATGAGTAAATATAAATATTTTTAATTTAATGTTCTCTTTGTTTCATTAAGTTCAGAAAATTTAATTCCCTCTACAAAATCTAATATTTGTTGCTCATTATCAAAGTTTTTATAAATCATCACTAAATTAGGCTTTTGATTATCATCTTTTACAATAAAAAATTGGCATAAGTCATCACTCTTTTGATATAAGTAAAAATCTGAGATATTTTGCAATTTGATCTTGTTCAATTTTTGGGTTTTTTTTGGCTTTGGCATGAATTTTTAATATGTATTTTGGCTCTTTGTTGGCAAGTTCGCAAACATGGTCAAAAGAGCTTGATCTTAGCCATATTTTTGCGGAATTTTCTATTCTGAATAGTGAGTCGCTCATTGTCGGACTCGCATAACCTAAACTGTCTAATAATAATCTAATAAGAACGCACTCCCATAGCCTTGTATAAGGGCATAACATTGTTTGAAATTTAGTCGTAGAATTCGACTTTATTAATTTATATCAAAATGCGATTCTTGTTGTCAAATGAAATGAATGGAAAATAGTAGAAATGATTAGAAAAAATAGAAATAAAAAAATTATATAGCAGTTTTAAAGCCCTGAGAAAGAGAGATCTAAATCAGGGCTAACTTATCTTAAAGTATTCAGCGACATTATCCAAGCACTCTCTGAGTCGATCCATGTTTTTTCTACCAACAGGTTGATCTTCGATTATTAAATCGTAAAGAATCATTTGATGTGGACCACAAAGTTTTAATGCTTTGTTAAATTCTGTATGAGCGTCAAAGGTACTTACATTTAATAAATCATGGCCACCAACAACTAAACCCTCAATACGATCCCAATTTTGACTAACTGATCTTTTAATATTAGCCATAACAGATAAAATTTCCATTTTTTCACCCGCTATGTGTCTTATTGCATTTTTTTTTGCATCAGTTCTACATAATTGATTATTTGTAAAGTATTTGTGTAGTACAGATTTAATTTTTAACTCTACTCTACCAGCACTAAGTATTATTTCTTTGTAATCTGGTAATCTTACATATTTTCCATCAACATTTATAATTTGATGGCCACCAAAATCTTTTTGCTCTTCAACAATTAGTGATTTTTGTTTTTTATGCTTCTTTTTTTTCTTTGCCAAATAACTTTTCCGCTCTATTAAACTCTTGTTGAGACATTTGAGGAATTAAACTACCTTTTACAAGACACATTTCGTATCTTGATTTAAGAATATAATTTTCGTGTTCTTCTCTATCTTTTTTTTCTTCAGCAATAGTTTTTGGCATATCGATTTCGTTATACATTTCGTTTAAGATCCAACTTTCTAACGATTTTGAAAATTCTTTTTGTTGTTCTAAGTAAACAGGATAAGTTTTTAATACTTTATTTTGGTTTTCTTCACTAAGTTTTAAAAATCTTTCTAATGATTTTGGTTTTGATGATCTTGTTCTAATTTTTGCAGAAATTTCTTTCCACATATTATTAAAGTTATTTATATTTATATTATATTTATATACGGAGTGGTCTTTTTGTTCTAACAAAACAGTATCAACTTTTTTCTTTCTAGCTTTACTTCTTGCTGATGATAATTCTTTTGATTTTAAAAATTCTGTATGTTGTCTTTCATTAAAAAATCTACCCTCTACTAATTGAAATTTATTATTAATAACAAAAATTAAATCTTGCCTTAATTCTTCAGCTTTATTTGGATCAGGCTCATAAGGTAGTATTAAACGACATAATTCATCAAGATCACTTGGCAAACCTTTACCATTAAAAGTTTGAGAAAAAAAAAGAGCGTCTGAGTAAATGCCTCGTCTTTGGAGGCTTAAATTCCTTGTTCCCGCTATATAATCAGCAACAAATACATACATTCCGACCATTTTTGGATCTTTTTCAGTCATAATGGAATTATTAAACAATAATATTTCTTATACAACAAATAAATTTCATATTGACAAATATTATTAATTATGAAAAAACTCTACATATATTGATAAAAAAGGAATTTAATTGAAATTAAATAAAAAAGGTGTGATAATATGGAAACTGCATTAGAGATAATAAGTATGGAAAAGGAAATAAAAAAATATAACGCTGGATTAAACAGAGTATTAAGTGAATTGGAATTAACATCAGTTCAAGCAATACACAAAATTACTGGAATAGATAAACCAACTATTTCTAGACATTTGAACAATCAGCAAAGATTAACAGTCGATCATATGATTACTTATTCTAAAAAACTAAACACAGATGTTAGTTTTTTTATTTCTGATAACATAGCTCGTTACCCTATTATTGGTTATTCTCACGATATTCAACCTGAAGTGCTTGGTAAAAATGAAATTGATAATCACGAATTAATCTTTTTTTTACAACGATATAAAACAGAGGGTTCAAAATTTATTTGGAATAAACCATTAAATCATGCCATGAGATTTAATGAAAAATATCATGATGGTATATTAGGGAGTAAACTTATCAACAGTTTTTGCTTTATTAGAACAAATGATAAAATATTTGAAGGTTTGTTAGCAATAGTTAAAAGAATGGATATAGAAAATAAAACTGTTGATTTAGATCCATTGTGGAAACCATCACAATCTACTAAATATTATAAAATTTATCCTATTGGAACTACCTATTCAATAGACTTCAACGATGCACATATACAAGTACTAGAAAATGGTAAGATATTTTTAAGTAACAAATCAATATTAGATATTACTCAAAAAAATTTCTAATATTACAACTTTATTATTGACTTTTTCAATAAAGTTTCATAATTTTCAAATATGGCTAACATATTCGGAAAATTCATTTTAAATCCCTATTATTTTAACCGATTTCTCAATTCCCTCCTAATAATTGAGGTTAGCCATGCTTAATCCTGAGCAAAGAAAAGAACTTCAAAAAAAAGAAAATTTTGTCAAACAGATGTGCAGAAACAATTTAAAGCATCACAGAAATTTTAAATGGGTTTGGCATCACATTAGAAACACAACAGATATAGAAAATGAAATCCACAAAAAAAAGTAAAGCGTCTATAAAAGAAATTTTAAGAGTTTTAAATAAATTTGAACAAGCAACCACAACATTAAAAACGAGGTTAGAAAATGCCAACAGGCGATTACAGACTAAATAACGATAAAAAAGTTGCTGGTGTTACAACTATTATGAGTCCTTTTAAGGACCAATCAGCATTAATACATTGGGCATGGGGTTGTGGTATGAAGGGCATTGATTACAAAAAAGAACGAGATAAAGCTGGTGGTCAAGGCACATCAATACATGACCTTGCAGAAAAATATATATTAGATCAAGAATTTGAACTCCCTGACGATAAAAAAATACAAAAGGCTTTTGCTAAGTTTGTAAATTGGTGGGATAGCCAACAATATCAAATTGTATGGACAGAAAAACAAATGGTTTCAGAGACCTATGAGTTTGGTGGTTGTCCTGATTTACTTGTAAAAGATAAAGACGAAAAATTTGTATTAATAGATTTTAAAACAGGCAAACATATCTACCAAGAAACTGTCATACAACTTGGAGCATACGCTAGACTCATATTTGAGAACGAAGGCAATCACATCACTAAAGGAATTATTGTAAGACTACCAAAAGACAACTCTAAATTAGAAACAAAAGAATTTAATCCTAGCCAACTAACATTAGGTTGGGATCAGTTCAAACTTTTTAGAGAGGCTCACAGTAATAATAAAATCATCGATACTTATTTCAGGAAGGATAAATAATGGTAACAATGAAAGAAGCATTACAAGATGTTAATGTTCATGAACTAAACGACTTTGAACAAACTTTTTACGATAAAAATAAAAATGGTTCGTATGAGCCATCAGATAAGCAAATGGGTGTAATAAGAAAAATGCCTAAGATTACAGGTCAATCCAATGGTTCTGATAATTATCAAAGTCAAGATCCTGATGTCAAATATGACGAAATGGAAAAAAATTTACAATATATAGATAAGGCTTTCGATATGATGGAAAAATATCCAAATCTCAATGAGTTAGATCAAGAGAACAAAAGAGCCATAGCTATAAGTTGTGCTATTAACCAATCAAGAGCAGATTATTTTAATGGCAAAAAATGAGTTTAGCTTTTCAAAGTTGGAAAATTGATTTATTAGAAGCTCGGCCTGTGCAAGATCATACAAAAATACTTTTTAAAGGTAGAGGTTGGAAAATACCTGAAGATGCTTTTTGCACACATTGTGGTGATTTTGCAGTAGATACTCATCATTATAGAAATCGTGGATCTGGCTCAAGCAAATATTTAGATTATTACGAAAACTTAATTCCATTATGTAGGTTATGTCACGACATCGCTGGTGTCGATAAAGAATTTAATCATGAGGTTTACATCAAAAACTTAGAAAACATTATAGAACATGAAAAGGACAAACACAAAAATGGCGACTACTCCAAATAGTTTAAGTAGCATTTTAGAACAACGAGCCGAAAAATCTTTAACAGATTTAGACTCTATTGAAGAAGTTGTCGATGCAAAAGAACAAGCTGAGTTTTTTAAGGCAAGGAAAGACAGAATGTTAGCCGAGTTAGAACTACAAGAAGAAGCAAAAGGTGAAACAGTATCAGCAAAACAAAAAAGAAATGCACTTGCTAGTAAAGAGTTTGGTGAGTTTATAAAAGATGAAACAGAAAAATTTAGAAAGTCTTATGTGAACTTATTAAAAAGAGATAATGCCAAGATAACAATATCTGCTTGGCAAACATCAGTAAAAGAAAAAGGAGTCTATGTATGAAAAAAGTAATTATACAAAAACCATTATGGAAAAATGGTGGTAGCGTAGGAATAGATGAACGAAAGTTTGACAATGAAGGGGTGTTAGTAGAGGTGGCCTATAAGAATAAATATGGTGATAAAATATATCCCCACACTTACAAGTTTTCTAAAGAAAAAGCAGATAACTGCGAAACAATGATGTGGAAAAATACTACATTAAAAGTAATACCGATAAGAGAAATGGAGATTGTATGAACAATTTAGAAAAACCCATAAAATTCAAAGAACTAGCACTACTGTTTGATGTGCATGAAAAGACCTTGAAAAAGCATTTTAATGAGCTTAGAATCAAGTTTCCTGACGAACCCTGTTTACACAGACACTTCAATAACAAACCTATAGTTTATCCTAGCGATTTGGAACGAATAAAAGAATGTCAAGTAGAACTAAAATCGGACAACTAGCAGTACATGAAAGACACACGAAAACCGCAAAAGGTAATATAAAAACATATTACTACGCAAGAGGAACAGTCACTTATAAAAATGAAAAAGAAACTATTGACCAAATACTAAAGCGTATAAACAATCGACCACAAGCAGAAATAGAAGTTCAAGATGTAGAGATTGCATTACTCAAAACACTTAAAGACAGATATTTAAATAAAAATCCTGACTTTATGACTTTTAAAAAAATGACCGATCAACTTTTAGACGATCATATGGAAGCTGTGAGTCCTGAAAGACAGGGTACATTTAAGAAAAATGCAAAAATATTAGGCAGTAAATTAATAGCTGAAATTCAACAAAGTGATATTACGCAAACAGCTTTCATTAGATATCCAAAACTTCTTGATTATAAAGGCAAGAGACTAAATACAATTTACGATTTAGATGAAAGAGAAAAAATATCAGGGTGGTTTAGCACAGCGAACACAAATGTTATGATCCCTATTGGTAAGGTATTACATTACGCTCATCAAAAAGGTTTATGTCCATATATAAAAGTAAAATATTTTGAGACACTTAATTCTAGAAATAGAAGGCGACCTAAATATTCTGCGGAAGAGATAAAAAAATGTATGGAATATGAAACAAAAGATTTTGGTATTGTATCTTTGTTTGTATTTTTATTATTTAGTGGCCTACGAGTTAGTGAAGCACTTAGAATACATTGGTTGGACCTAGATATATATGAAAACAAAGTAATCGATTTAGATAATCGAACATTAAATATCTTTGCTAATAAAACTGGTACATGGATTAAAAAACCAATGCACCCTATACTCTTTGCTTGGTTAGATAAAGTTGAAGATAAAACAGGTTATCTGTTTGAATGGCGATCCTTACATGAATCAAAAAATGCTGATAGAGGTATTATAAAAAGGTGGAACGCTATGCAAGAATTTGCTGGTATAGAGCATCATAAAAGAAAAAAGAGACACGCTCTGAGGCATACGATTACATCAATGCTATCTGATAATGGAGCGTCATTACAAGAATTAATGGCTTTTAATGGGTGGTCTGATGAGAGATCAGCTCTTGGTTATACTGAGACAGGGCAAGATAAACTCGCAAAACTTATAAATAAAATTAACTAGGATAGTTCTATTGCACAGTAAAGGCGACCAAAACAAAATTGTTGTTTGTCAAAAATGTCATCGCAAATATACAAGACATATGATGATACAATATGATAATCACTCGGATCTATATAAGTGTATTCGTTGTTATAATGGCGGTAGTATCATTATAACTGTAGAAAACTTTTTGCACAAAATTGGACAAAATTTTAAAAACCTATGATTATCAACCTTAATTTAGGTATTGCATATAAGTGTCGATTATGTTCTAATGTGGAAAACAATGGAAGGAGTTTGACAAATCGTTAAAAAATAAGAATTGTCTGTAGTAGTCAGGAAAACTAAATTGGACAAAATTGGATAAATTAAGGGGTGTCTATCTGGCACTCCTTAACTTCTAAAATACATTTATTATATATAATTTGTATCGTACCCTCGTTGCCATCTTTGTAACTTCCATCATCTAAAGAATAACTTGAAAACAAAATTGTTTTATCTTTTGTCTTTTTATATAGCCAACCTATCGTCATACAGATAGGCATAGACTTCTCCTCATAAGACTTAGCCTCAATCCAAGAGGGATCACAGAGACCACTATCAATCCATTTGACTAATAGTAGTTGTTTCATTTATGTCTTTTTCTTCTTCTTCTTCTTATTCTTCTTACTATTAGGGAAACCAGCCTTCATATTAGCATAGGCTTTATCGCTAATGGTGCTATTCTTCTTGGAACGAGATTTATTTGCTTTTCTGCGTTTGTTAATATTTTCATATAAAGACATTATTTCTTAGCCTTTTTCTTTGTTTTCTTTTTGTCTTTTTTCTTATCTTCGTTTAATTTTTTCAATCCTTTAGATGTGTAAGAATATGACTTTCCTTTATACATAGGCATAATTTATTACTCCTTAACAATTCCACATTCTACGAGACCAATAGTTTGCAGATAGCTTGTTGTTTTTTCCTTTAATCCCACCTGATCTCGCACAATAAGATTTCTTTCGTGCTGGTGAGTTCTTCTTAATGCTCATATTAGGATCACCAAAGTTTATCTTTTTTACTTTGTCTCCATCTTTTACAAACACCTTGAATTTTTTTACATCGCCTTTCATAGGCTTATTAAGTTTTACAGTTCTACCCTGATAGGTTGCCATCTAGTTTTACCTTTTCTTGAGTTTCTAATTGTTCACTTAAAGATTTATTTTGGGAAGAAGCATAATCTGACTTAGCTTTTTGGAAAGCTATAACATCATCTACTGTAATCTTTCTTTTTTCTTCTCTAAGTTGTGCATTTTTATCAGCCCAATTATCTAATCGTTCATTAAGGAACTTAATGTGTAAATTTTTTTCATCATTGTCTTTTTTTAATTCTCTGTTTTCTTTTTTTGACTTGCGTAATAATGCTTCTACTTCTTTAAGGGTACTCATTTTTTAAACATCTTCATAGCACCTGAAGCTCCCTTAATTCCAAAACTTGCACTTATAGCAATGTAAAGTAAATGTTGGTAATAGGTAGGCAGACTATGTAACGCTTCAAATCCAGCTTTAATATGTGCTGTCATACCAGGAACAAACACTAATACTGCTGGAGTTAATAAAACTATTAAGGCTATTTCATCTTTAATACTGCCTTGCATCTGATCAACAGCAGAGGCCTCCCATTTGACTTTGCCAGCAATCTGATCTTCTTTAAGTTTGGTTTTAGCTTTTATTTCTGTAACAGCTAACTCTGCTTTTGCTTTTTTAGTATCTACAAAACCTTTAACTGCATCACCAGCTACACCCATTAGGGGTTTTAATAACATTGTCCACATACTAGGCATCCTGTATTAATTTAACTATTGGTTCATATCTTGAGGTAAGTGTCCTATACAAACGACTATCTCTTAACTGATTTGCCATTTCTAAGAAGTCTGCATCTTGCATAGCTTGACGCATTTTAACAAATTTGAATAATTTAGGCTCACCAATATTGTAAGCTATCTCTATGATACAGTCTTTAATAACATCTGGTACAACACAATCACCGATATATCGTTCTGCTGCATGAAGATAGACAAGAAAGTCTTTTTCAAACTGTTGTTCTAATACTTCTTTTGGATATTCAACTCCAGGTTCATAAGGATCACCATCTACACACTTATGGCCATATCCAATAGTCATAAAATCTTCTTTGATGGTTTCACCATTAGCTCCTTTATATTCTAGGAAGTACCCAGTTGCAGAATATCCTTCCGAAGTCTTAATTTTTTCTTTTACTTCTTCGTACATTTACACTCCTTTAATTTTTGTGGTATTTCAATATCTTTCCACATTTGATAAGTGACTTCTGATATATCTTTTTGAAGAAGTCTTGCGTTAGATAAATCTAATTCTGTTATTTTACCTGGTTCTATATCTTCATATTCTTTCTTTGTAAGACTCATATAAAGTTTGCCAGACTGATAAACTATTCTCATATTGTTTTATTCCACCTATTTCCTCTTTTAAGAACCATTGGTATAAGTTGAGGAACACCATTAATTATAATTCCACATCCTAAAACTGGTCTTCTAATGTTTACTTTAGAATAAGCAAAAGCTAACGAGTCCTTGTCTATAAGACATCCAACATTCATTCCCCACCTTAAATGTTCAGGACTTGACCAATAGCCTATGCGAAACTCTGTATGATAATGGCCCTGGGCAAAGTTCATGCCTATAGACATGGATGATTTTACAGGATCTTTACTCATATTATGGCAAAAATAATATTCGCCATAATTATCTTTAATTATTAGTTTATCGTGCCATCGCCAATTTTGTTTATCGACACCTAATATATCTGGATAGTCCTTCACTACTAAGGAAGGAAAGCCATGATGCTTTCTTTTCCTATAAACCATAGAACCATGATTGCTATGAAGTAAATCCATTTTAGGAAATAACTTCTCAATCATTTTGATCTTGTATAAACCGAGCTCTAACTCTTTAGATGCACTTGGTAAATCAGGATCAGAATCATGAAATGATAAGGCATGGTAATCTAGTTCATCACCAATATTTACAATTCTATCTGGTTTAAATTTCTTTTTAACAGCTTCTAAAAAAGCGAAACTATCTGTATGACTGTATGGTTCGTGAAGGTCTGAGATTATTAAAATCTTAGACATCTTCCTCCCTTATGTATTTGTCACCTCTTTTGTTGTGCAGAATGTAGTTATATAAATATTAGGTAATTCCATATATTTACGAGCCAACTTTACTGACGCTTGTCTGCATTCTTCTCTGGTATTGTAAGAGGTGTCATAAACAATACTAGATGCACAAGTTTGATCTAATGGTAGTGTAGGATTTTGCACACATAACCAAAAGATAAGAAACATTTTCATGTTCCGTTAAGATATTTTTCTATCCATATAATCTTTTCTTTAATGACAGCTATATCTTGCTGCATTTCAGATATAACATCTGCTTTCTTTTCTACAGCTTCTAATCTTTCTGACCACATTCCCCAGGTCATTGCTAAAGAAACAATGATAACT